GTATAGGCCAGCTTGGTAACGGTCAATGGAGGAAGAAACTTGGCTAGAGGTAAGTCCAGCCTTTGGCTTTGGGTTGAAATGCTCTTGCTCGATGTCATCCCAGATATTGGAAGAAGCAGGTTTGTCGTCCTTTTTCTTTTTCTCGGAGAACAGGTCGCGTTCGTACTCGTCCCAAATATTAGCCATGATTTTCTGTTCTCCGCATTAGCGTCCGTACTTGCTATTGAAGTCAGCGGCAATAGCTGAGCGCATCTTAGCAGATTCGGCATCTGCGACCTCACGTTTTTTGCGTTCTTCTTCAGCAACTGCGGCGTCACGGGCCACACGTTCAGCCTTGCGAGCTGCGGCGGCTTCTGAGGAATAGAAGTTCGATGAACCCTTACCCTTGGCAGGTATGGCGGAGTCGGGTTTGCTAGTCTCGGCTTTGTCTTTTGACTTAACCCAAGTAAGGTCGGCCATATTGATTTTTGAATTGGGGTACTTTGCATTGAAGTCAGCTACTACTTTCTTAGCGTCTTCAGGGCTCCATTTCTTACCATCGGGCTTAACCCCACTAGTGATAGAAGCTGCTAGCGTGGCTGGGGCATACCCATTGCGGGCGTAGAAGGCTTCTTTCTGAACTGCAAGCTCAGCTGGCGTAGCACCCGCTAACTTCTCTTCGAGTTTCCCCCATTGAGCATCAACAGCAGGTGTAGCGCCTTTAGCTGCCATGATGCGGTACGCAGTGGCCAAATCTGGAGCTGTACCGTCATCCACCATTTGTTGGGCTGTAGCTGCTTTGCCCGCAGTACCGCCAACGCCGCCTTTACCGCCGCCGCCTAAATATCCAGCGTACGCAGCATCTTTGGCATTTTCAAATGGCAGGCGGGCTTCTTTAACTGCTGCTCCGCGTTCGCCAACGGCTGCTCCACGTTCAGCAACATTAAGTTCTCCGCGCTTGAGCTGGTACGTAATAGCCTCATTAGCGTTCTTGAACATACCCTTCTTTACCAATGTATCGGCAAAACCTTGGGTGTAGTGCTGTGTCATGGCAGACTCAAACGCGCCGCGCAAGTCTTTAGCTGGGATTTTTTCAGCGTCTTTGCCGGTGCCCACTACGATGTCGTTACCCACGAGAGCAATGCTCTTACCTGTAATCTTTTTAAACTCCGGCCCAATTTCGCGCACAACACCATTTGCCCCGTCTTGAGTTAGGGCGGTGTCAAACTTGCTCATCAGGTCAGTAGTCTGCTGGTTCCATTTAGTACGCTCAGCGTCAAAGTCTTGGTCAAACTTTTGCTCGCGACGGCCAGACTGAATTTGCATTTGCTTAGCTTCAACATCCAAAGCACGTTCTGGGCTAATCCCCCGCACCTTAGAAAGATAGTCAGCTTCCGCTTGCGCTTGAGTGTATGCCTTAGGAGCAACTGCCGTAGGGTCACCTTGGTCAATGGCGTAAGCATTAGTGACATCAGCCTCAGACAACTTGCGCCCGGGAATAGCAGTTTCAGGAGCACCAACTTGCCCAAATGTACTAGCTGCTGCGCCTTTGAGCGCAGTGCGTTCTTCCGCAGCAGCCCTAGCTTCCTGCGCTTGTAGCTCAATCAAAGCATCACGCTTCTTCTGAGACTCGATAGCTTCCAGTGTCTGGTACGTGTCCATGCCGCCTTTGGCCAGACCACCAGCAAATGCGCCTAAATTAAATGCCATGGTTCACCACCTTAGAGTAGTCGACTTGTTTGTAGCCGTTTGCGTGTACAGATACAGCACCGGGGATATGAGCGACTTCGTGCGCCATCACACCAATAACAGGGCCATAGCCAGCGATATTCTTGAACTCTGGTTTGTACTCAAACACGTAGATAGGAAGGCCGTTATCCAGCATACCAACTTGAGCGATGTTTTCTTTCATGCGGATGTCCGAGAACATACCCATCTTAGCGGCCACACTGATACCAGTACCGAGGGCAGAACCGAGGCCGGCAGCACTTGCATTTGCAGCAGCTGCTTGATTAGCAGCAGCTTGGTTAGCAGCGTTAGTAGCCCCGACACCCAGTTGGCCTACGCTATTCCAGCCAGACATTGCTGTCTGGGCTCCTGAATTTAGCGCCGCTCCGGTCGTACCAAAGTTGCTAAGGGCAGCTTGACCCGTCTGAAAGCCTTGATTCGCAGCACCAAGGGCGATACCGGTAGAGGCGTTGCCCTGTGCGGGTAAGCCCGCATACATGTTGTACACGTTGGCTTGTTTCTGTAAGCCAATATCTTTGGCTGCCTGACGAGTTTGGTTAGCGGCTTGAGCTTCCATCAGGGCTTGGTTTGCACCCATGGCGTTGCTGTTGAACTGCGCTGTACCAGAAGTTGGGTCAATACCATAAGCTCGTTGGCGCATTTCCTGTTGGCTGCGTTGGTTCTCCATGGCGGTAGAAATATCAGCGCGAGCGCCCAGAGCCATACGCTCTCGTTCCGCCTCGGTGTTGTACTGATCTGCATCAGCTCGGAGCTTCTCCATTGCCGGAATAGCGCCTTCTTCATACCGCGCTCGGTCTTTGTCCGCGTAGCCCTGCTGCTTCTCAGTGATACCTTTTGTGAACTCGTACTGGTCCTGAGCGCGTGCTTCTTGCTGCTGTGACTGCTTAAGCATCTCAGGGTAGATGTCAGTGGTGAACTTGCTCCACTGTTCTTTGGCGAGCGCGGACAACTCGCGCTGGGCGATGCCAATATTTGGGTCGGCTGCTGGAGCGCTGACTGATGATTTACCCATGGTGAACTCCTAAATACCTACACTCACTTCTAAGCATGCCGTACAGGATGGCATCTTCGCCGTCCTCGAACGCTTCGCGTATCACCCCTTCTTGGATGAACCCCACATGCTCGTCAAATTTTTTAGCTGTCTCGTTGCTCATCCGAACCAACCCAGTGACACGACGGCACTTAAGCTGGATGAACGGGTAAGCGAAGAACGCATACATAAACTCTTTGGAGGTCCAGCGTTTGCCGGGTGTCGCCGCTACATTCATACAGATGGCTGCTCCGGTGTACATGTTGTACGCCACACCAGCAATCAGCTCACCGTCTTCTTCTACTCCGATGGCCACTTCAGCGTCGTCTAGGTTCTCGCCGATTCGTTCAGCAACCCAGTCTCGTACGCGCTTGTCTTGGCCATATACCAGATTTTTCATGCGCGTAGTTTAACCTGAGTGCTCGATACGCGAAAGAACTAAATTCAGTTGTGCGATGCAGTCAGCCAATGTTGCTGTTGGGGGGAGAGGGCTGATAGATACTGCGCCGGGGCGAGAGCCGGTAATCAACTCCACGTTCTGCTTCAATGGCTCCATCACTCGAGCGATATCGAGTGGCAGCATGCTGGTTGGGGGGATGGCCGGCTTTCTCATACGGCTCGGAGCTCAGCAATAGAAGTAGCCATAGCGAACTTACGCAGCGGGGCGTTACCTGTCAGCTTGACTTCGTAGATGTATTCTTTTTTGCCTGCGGGCATGCGCTCTGGCTCTTGGTCCGTAAATCCGTGCTCAGACACTAGAACTTCGTTGGCATAGATAAACGCCTGCACCACTCGAGTCTCAGCTTGCGTTGGAATATTGGCCAAGATGCTGCCGTTGACCTGCATGCCGTTGAGCGTCACACTGTTGATCGTGCTCTGAAGCGGGGTACCAGCTGTCCACAGGGCTTGGTTAGATGCAGTGATTGATGCTACCAACTCGTTGTACGCTACTGTGTCAGAGATATACCCCCAGTCAGCTTGGACCTTGGCGATTGCAAAGTTCGTAGGCTCAGACAAGATGAACGTCTTTGACAACCACTCGTAGTACGTGTTGTTAACTGGGTCTGCATCGAGCTCGTATATGGCGTTGTCCACTGGGGATACGTAGTACACCTCTGCGGTTGAAGTAGCCACAAAGACAGCCTGTGATGCCACATCTAGTGTTACTAGCGGCGGTGTGTCCCCACGCATCAGAATTAGCGCAGCTTTCGTCTGGCCGACCTGATAGAACGCAATGTACATGTTCTGATAAATCACGCCAACCATGCTGGTAGGCACATACGCTTGCCACTCATCGCGAGTGAACAAAGCACGGCTAATGACATCTTGTGTACCGGGGGCGATAGACACCAAACCGTTAGGGCTAGCGTACAGCACACCGAACTGGTCAGACGTGATTGACTTCTTGGCTACGCACGGCTCTGGGAGCGGAATCTTCTCCTGAGACATTGCACCGGGCTGGGAGCCTGTAAGGAGGTACGGATTCTGTGTCGTACAAACAACAAGGGTTTGCCCGAATACGCCGAGTCCCACGATGGGAGCTCCCACAGTCATCATGTATGCAACAGGCCACGCGTGCGGCAGGTACGGCTCAGAGAACCACACTTGGTTACCAGTGAAGCCCGCAAAGATACCGTTGGGCAGGGCGATCAAGCCATGCAGCGTTGCAGGCGGGGGAGTGTAGTACAGCGAAGGAAGTGCCACGCCAAGATTGGCAGCAAGCACGGTATCTGAAAAAGAACCTGAGGCTGCACCGGTAGCAGGATTCACAGTAACTGTGCCCACATACAGATAGACTGCGCTGGTAGCACTAGTGACTGACCGATAGATACGAATGGCCGTGATGTTATACCCCGCAGCCGTAGTCGGTGCAGTGCTAAACGCGCTCACTGTTACAGTGGCATTTGGCTCTACTGTAAGGATGGTTGCCGCAGGGCTAGGAGCAGATTCCTCAAGCACAGAGCCAAAGGTGCTGATGTACGTGTACACGTAGGCACGATCTTCATGGACAGTACCTGAGCCACCTGATTTAACCAGTGTAGGAGCAGCAGTAGGGCTTGGAACCCCCATGTTTAATGAAGCGTTCGGGAATGGTTTGGTACCTGTACCACTCGTAGTGGCCAAATTCCAGTTTGTCTTTTTTGGGGCTACACCATCTGTATAGAACACCCGCACCTCAGTAGTGTCGGCGACAGGGCCGGGCACAACGTCTGTGTCTTTGTCAAACTCAAGCCATGCGGTGCCGCCTGTTACGGTGTTCTCCATCCGATAGATAGAGCGCACATCGGGCAAACCGGGCTGATATGTGAGAACAGACTTACGCCATGGGCGCAGCTCTCCCGATTGGAGTTTGACGTTCTTGGCAACCTGAGCCTGATTAGGCTGGAGCAGGGCCGGACCCGTACGGGGCGAGATACCCGAGAAACCTTCTAGCTTCAAATATGGCATGTCGCCCCCTTACGATTACTCGGCAGCTTCAGCAGGTGCGTCAGTTTTTTTAGTGCGTGTTGCCTTAGCGGCAGGTGCAGCTTCCAGCTCTTCAGCCAGTGCCTTACCATCGTCGTTCAAATTGAATACGCCATCGTCGCCCAACGAACCAACCTTCTTGCGGTCGCCCATCATGCCAACAATGATGTTGCCTGCACACAGATCAGCACCGGACATTTCCATAAATTTCTCAAAGCTTAAAGCCATTTTGTTCTCCAAAGAGTTAGGGGAGCCTTATTGTAGAGCCTATGCTCGGCATTGACCATAGCACGCATCGTACAGAGCCTGACGGGCCTCAAGACCAATGTAGCCGCCGTTGATCTTCTTGGTCATACCCTTGATATCGCCCGCGTCTGCGAATACGGATAGGGCGTTCGCGTGCCAAAACCATCCTGCACTTCTGGCGGCATACATAGGTTCAAGAAGTAGATCAGGATTGCCCACAAGATCAACGCCCAAAGCGGCTCCACAACGCGCATAGTTATCTTTCCCAGTTAATTGTTTCAGTCCACGCCCACGGAACTTCCACCCCTCACCAGACTCAGCAGGGCCGTTGCCCATACGTGCGCTGTACACCAAGTTAGCAATGAGCTCTGGCTTACCAGCTATGGAGTTGGCCACGGCGGTGGGTACTAACTTGCCGTCTTTCTTAATGGGCTTCTTGTCCGCGCCGAGCACAGCAAAACGGTTGGGCCAGCACGCAGCTAGCGTAGCAGCGCGGTAGTTTAAGTTCTCAGACAGCATGGTATAGCCACCAGACTCGTGTGAAGTCTGGGCTAAGAACCCAGCAATTCGCTGGGGTATGTTGATCTCGAACTCTTGGCAAGTGGCAACTACAGCGTCAATCCACTTCTCGGGGTTCTTAATCTTGGCGGCTTGGAGATCAGCAACGGTTGGTGTCATGGCTGTTGGTCCTTCTGCTTCTTGTCGACGTCCTCTTGGCTCTTGTTGCTGCTACCGTAAAAGAAACGGATGAGCGAGTTCACTGCTGTGCCAATCAGGAAACCTAAGATGATGTTGATGAAGTCGCGGTTGTGGTTGTCAATCGGCATGAATGACACCAAGAAGAAATACAGGAACGACACGAAGGTCAAGAACCAAGCGTAGTGTTGAGTAAAGGCGCGAGTACTGGGGTCAGCCATATACATATCCGTTGCGCGTTGGGTAGACTTCTCATCGAGCTGCGCCATGAACTCACTGTGGCGGTTAGCCTCTTCTTGTAGCTTGGCGTTGTACTCGGGTGTGGCTTCGCCTTCAGGCTTGAGCTCAATGCCCAGCTTTGCTTGGACGGCGTCAACGCCCTTCTCGATAACCTCGTCGGCTACCTTGTGCATCCCGTTGTTAATGAGGTTGGCCACGATGCCTGCGATGATTGGTAACATTATTCTTCCTTCTCTTTAAACAGTTTTTGTTTCTTCTCAACCTGCTCAGCACGTTGCAGAATTACCTCAGCCTTGCGTACCGTTCGATCTGCATATAACGCAAGAGCGGCAGAGAACCCAAGCAACACAAGCAAGAACGTGACAATCAAAACCCACCAATAAAATTCCTTCATAGAGCGGAATACAACCCCGTCATCCACAGAACTGCTACTGTTAGCACGATCACGTACCCCAGCTTGGCTATCAGAATTCGCTCTCGGTGCTCGTGTCGCCATGCCGTGTCTCGCTCTTTCTTGCGTTTCAACTCACGAGCAACATCTTGCTCTTCCAGAATCTCGTTGTACTTCAGCAGGAACTCTTGGTACATCGCACCCAAACCCAGTGACTCAGGCGTGCCGTAGATCATAGATTGCTTAAGCTGCGCGTTCAACTGTTTCATCTGCCACTGCATCTCAATACGGTCAATGGCACTGTCGGCAACCTTCTCGGTCGTCAAAGCTTCTTCTTCGAGCTCGCGGCAGTGGGCTTTGAGGTGGCGGATTGCTTCGAAATAGATTTTGAGGTTCTCACAAATTTCGTGGACGGCGCGGGCTTGGAACTCTTCGTAGCTAAGCTCTGGCTCGGGGGTTTTCTTTTGGGCTTTGGCGACGGGCTTGGGTTGCTCTCCACCTGAACGTGGCTCAGGTAGTTGCTTAACGCTTGGCTTAGGGGCTGCGCCGAAGAGGCCGGATAACCACCCCCAGATGCCGGTGACTTCGTTGAAGATGGCTTTGGCGTCAGCGACTCCACCTTCGACTTGCTTTTTAAACTTGCCAAGCTCTGCTTTGCCTTCAGATAGCATTTGACAACCAGCGCGGATAGCACCGACTGCGCTTTGTGCCATGAGTAGAAGACTGATTGGGTCCACATCTACATCTTACCTTCGGCGAACACATTCACAAACACTGTGCCATCTTCAAGCGCTTCAATCTCATGCCACTCGTTCGCCGTGAGGTTCACAGGCTGTGTGTCTTTGGTCATTGTGAGGGACTTGCCCTCTTTGGTGACTAGACATGAGCCTGCGTGAACCATTGTCAGATGCGCATAAACGTGTTGGTGACGTGGCAACCCCTGCCCTTTGTTTGCGTGATACACATTCAAAGTTGCACCGTCATAGGCGACTTGGTGAACAGGGGTTACGGCTTGCATTACAAAGTCTGCGCGCCTTGAGTTGTTGGTTGAGTGACTTCAGGCGGCGCAACATAAGGCGCGACTTCCCCAAATTCACCCGCTACCGCGCGGTTATACAGTTCAACACCGTATGGCATTGAGTCGTTGGGCGTGGCTGTAAACGGCAAAATTTCTTCAAACTCCGTGAATTTCACAGTTAATTGAATACTGGTTTTGTTGGCATCATTCCAACAAGGGTTTGACGCGGTTTCAATAATTAACATTTTTATCCTTCATTACGCAATTCTGACAAACAAACCTGCAACTAGCCCTGAAGGGCTAGAGGTACTCCCCCCCATCAACCGCCACGTCCCTGACAAATTAACTGAGAAACCGCTAAAATAGGGAAATCCACACGCACTAAACGCAAAAGTACCTGCTTGCACCTGATTGGCTCCGCTTCCAGCCGCATAACTCCCCCCTGTGGTAACGGAAGATGCGTATATAGCTCCTAGAATATAGGAGCCAACGCTGTTATAGCTCGGCGCAGCAATCGACAAAGTTCCTGTGGTCGTAATCGTACCGCCTTGCAAACCGTTGCCTGTTGCAATAGACGTGACAGGAGGGCTGTTAAGCGTTTGCCCACTGTTAAAAGTTAAACCTGTTCCATTAAGACTTGATGGCATTTAATTTTCTCCTTATGGCATTGATGTGATGACACCAGTGCTGTCGATCTGAGCGACTGTGGTGCCATTATATTTAAAGACTAGGGCTGTACCGACTTGGGAGATTACCCAGTCAGTGGTTGCCAAATTGGTAGCGTTCGTAGCTGTTGCAGAGTTGCCTGTACAAGAACCCGATGAGCCAGTTACGTTGCCAGTGACGTTTCCAGTCACATTACCAGTCACATTACCAGTTACGTTGCCAGTTACGTTGCCAGTTACGTTGCCAGTCAGTGCTCCGACAAGCCCGGATGAGAATGTCTTTACCCCCGTGAGCGTCTGTGCACCATCGAGCTGGACAAGATTAGTTAACACGGCAGCCGTAATACGCAACTCAATTTTGCTAGCGGCAGCGTAGGCGCGAGCGGTTGTACCCTCTTGGGCACGAACCACAGTCAATGTGTCTGAAGTGCGGCCAGTGACTTTAACAATCTCAAGATTGTTGCTCGAGTCTGTCAGCGTAGCGTAGAAATACGTATCTGCCGTAATAGTAGGGAACAGCGCACCTTGTCCTGTTGAAACAGTAATTGACGTTACTGAAGTCGAAATTGACGACGCTAGCGTAGCCGATGCGTTGTTTGAAAATAATGCTGGCATGTCGGCCTCTTACTTTAAGTTCTTGAGCTTGTACAGCGTGCTGAGGTACAAGGCTACGGCCTCGTCAATCAAGTTCTGAATTGACGTTTCATCTTTACTCACAGCGGTGTAGCGCAGTTTCTCAATGGCGGCCAGTTGCTTCTCCAACACAGAGACAATGTCCCCGCCCGAAGTTTCTGTCAGCATGGGGATGCTATCAATGATTCCATTACGGCCTTGATACGCCTCAGCGATTGAGTCAGCAATCCCAACAATCTCGTCATAGAACGTGTTGAGCGCCATATGCTGGGAATAAGATTTTGTTCGCAGGTGTTCACGGTGAGCTAGCTCACGTCCTAGGAACAACAGTGCGAGTAGGCGGCCAATCATGATGTTTCCTTTTAGTCGACCAATTTTGCCACAATAGCTTCTAGGGCTACAAGGCGTTTGGCCAGTTGGATGGCGGACACCAAAGCGGCATTGCCATACGCTACAGACAGTTTTCCGTCCTCGTCTTCAAGGACAGAGTTCTCCAACAATTTGCGGAGTGACTGCGCAGAGACGCCATCTTGCGTGAGTGGCATATCAGTACGGTCATAAGTACCGTGCTTCACATTAGCTAAATGGTCAATAAAGTCGGTTGGAAGGTCGCGCCAGTTAATCTTCAAGGTCTCGTCTGAGTTGGCTGTTACGTTGCCAGCTACGGTCAAACTAGCCCCATCAAACGTCATGTTGGCAGAGCCAGCAAAAGCGCCTCCAGAGTTGTACTGCACTTGAGTGTTAGCCCCGCCGGGGGAAGCAGACACCGCAATGTTTCCTGCCCCAAGCAACGAGTTACCATTGACAGTCTTGATGTTTGTAGCGCTAACCAGCGTGGCTTGCGCCCCCAAGTTAGTCAAAGCAGTAGCAGCTGATGTAGCTCCTGTACCACCTGAAGCAATAGCAAGAGTCGCTGATAAACCAGCGGCTGTACCAGTGGTGTTCTGGTTGAACGTAGGCCATGTCTGCCCTGCGGCAAACGTGATTGCCCCCGTCATTGTCCCGCCAGACTTGGCTAGATACGGTGTTAGGTCAACCGTACCCCAAGACAGGGCTGTGCCGTTCGTGGTTAAAAACTTGCCGGAGTTGCCGGTCTGGGTAGGGACCACTCCATCCACATAGCCCTTACTAGCCGCATGAAGGCTAGCTGTAGGGGCGGCATGCAGAGTCAAGAACCCCGTCAACGTGCCACCAGAAAGCTCCAGCTTGTCTGTATTCAGGTTTAAGAAGTTCGCATCGACCTCCGCATTGGTCAGCGGAGTGCCTTTGCCAGCGCGGGTTACGATGGTTGACATTAGCTAACTCCTTAGCTAGCGGTGATCGCCCATGTGATGGCCATTGCGTCGTTAGCGCCTTTGTTCACCACAGCAAACACGGTGCGGCACAGTAAAGTGCCTGCACTGGCGGCGTTCAACACACCGGCTTCGGTCACTGCACCAGTAGCTGTACCTGCGCCAAACGTAGCGGTATAAGTCACAACAGCGCCTGAAGCAGTACCAGTTGCAAGTGCAACTCGACCGAGTTCGGAACCGAGGGCAGTATCACCAACAGCAGCTGCTGTAGTTCCTGCTCCAAGGGCCATGTGGCTCATCACGGTAGCTGCGGTGCCAACCATGCGAGACGCAATATAGTTCTTACCAGCGGTCACAACGAGGTTCTTAATCTCGCGGCGGTCTTTGACTTCGCCTGTGGCTGGGTTATATAAGACAACGCTAACGTCGCCAGTGAATTTAACGTGCTCTTGCAGGTTCATTTCCTACTCCTTAAAACGTGAAACTGATGCCGACGTAGTCTTCAGCAAAATAAGTGATGTCGCAGTAGCTCTGCATGCTCCCTAAACCGCTGTCAGACATAGTGACTGAATCAGCCACGGTCTTAGTGATTATCTGCGAAAACGAGTCGCTTAGGAAGACTACGTTGTTGATTGCTTTGGTAAACGAATACACCGCTCCGTCGCCAAGGTCGAACGAGTCGTTCATGGCAAACCCGTCGGTAAACGTGCGGGTCAAGACAAACGATCTGGCATCGGAGAAGCCAACTGTATCCGTCAATGGTTTAGCCACTGCCCAGCTACTCGTATCGGAGAAAGCCTGTGTATCAGTGAAGTCGCGCAAAAAGATCAAAATCGCGCTGAACAGCTCAGTGAACGAGACAGAATCTGCAAGCGCTTTCCCAACGACAAACGTAGGAGCCGTATCCGCTACGCTAAACGAGTCACTAAGGCTCTTGGAGAGCGAGAAGCTCATTCCGTCTACTACGGTAAACGCGTCAGTCAGATACCGATAGCGCCCTGAAGTGTCCATAGAAGCCGACACGGCCAGCAGCACATAATCAACCTCAGCGACTGGAACCACATGAGTAGTAGCAGCACGGAGATCAACTAGCGTGACACTGGCACGTAGCGACCGATCAGCCATTAGAAGTCCTCGCGGAGGCGAAACTTGAGTACGTCGTACACAGTCTGAATCTGGGTATCAGAGAACGTGACTTCAATCTCGCCTTCATAGTCACCCGCAGCCCCCTGAAGCATCTCAGGAGCAGAAGCTGGGTAGAAGGTCACTTGGCCATTCACACCGTCAGTCACAGTACCGGGCACCGTAGCTTGCAGCGTAGTAGCGCCAGCAGCGCGAAACTTCATCACGACCGTAGCCCCTGTAATGTTTACAGGAAGCTCAGTGGTGTTGTCCGTTAGATTGCACACCAGTGCAGGGCGGGTGTCGTTTTGTACGAGTTTAATCTTTTCACTCATGCGAACCTCTGGAATTCAATTCGTGCGGCTGCACGGGTCAAGCCCTTGTACACGCGAGTGCGGACTTCAGCCATATCATCGTTGAAGCGCTTGGTGTACTCCATCGCGGTTCTTGGGTCGTAGTACGGCTGGTTTGGTGTGTTGTACAGGCGGGCGCGTGCGCCATGCGCGATGTACTCAAGGAAGCGCTCGAACAGTTCTTCGTCAACTGTGGTCGATGAACGCTTAGGAGCAATCGCTGCCTTCACCTTCAGCTTGTTCTGCTCAGTAATGACTGGCTTTGTGACCAGACGAATCACGCCGGAACGGGGGCGAAAGTAATAATAGGGATTACCCTTAAGGGTTTCCCAGTTCGATGTACGATAAATCTGGTTCAGCTCTTCTTGAGCCTTAGGAATCAAAAGCTGGTCGCCATAGTACGCCTGCATGATCTCCACTACTTTGTAGTTGGAGTCGTTGGCATCTAAGTCGTACTCACCCACATTCTCTTGCCCAGCAATGGGGTCGAGGCTTTCCTGTAGGTAGTGCGTCTCTTCACAAAACTGGATGCAAGCATTGCGGATGGCCTGTACAGCCACGACTTCTGGCACGTCTTGAACGTACGGCATGACCTCGGGCAAGAAGACTTCGTATGAAACGGCGGTCATTGTGCGCTACCTCGGACTGGTGGGTTACGGGGGCCAAGGGACTGCGTCGGGTTACTGGTAACCTCAGATGCGTTCTTACCTTGGATAGCAGCCACGAACGTAGCCAAATAGCCCTGAGCCAGTTGCAGACCGGGAGCGTACTCAGCGTCCTTGCTACAGGCGCGATACAGAATGTAATCAACCAGTGAAGACTGGAAGATGTCAAAAATTGGAATTGGCTGAGTCTCCGCAGTCAGATCAGTAATCTGTGCCGAGTAGTTCAACTCAATGTATTGGGTGCCTGTGTTTGGCGGGTAAATGTAGAACGCCGTCTGGTCTTGGTCTGTATAAATGTAGTTACGGACTTCAGCCTTAGCTGCGTCTGTGTTCCAGTCGGGGTTAAAGCTGTCAAGAATCTCACGCGAGATAATGCGGATAGCCCGTCCGGGAGTAGAGCCATTTGTGCCCATGTTGCGATAAACAGACAGCAACAGCCATCCATCAGCAGGAAGGGTTTGGCGGGTTCCGGCCACCAACAGCTTTGACACTGTGGTGGAGGAAGCGCTTGGCTGAATGGTCACGATTTGGCGCATACCGTCATTGAGCCATGAAAGCAGTTCGGCTCGCGTCCAACGGATGTTGGTCAAGTCGATCAGCTGAATCGAAGCTTTGTCGATGATGGTTTTTGCTGTTACCGTGCCCATGTTCGCCTTACGGTGTTACTGCGAGTGCAGCTGTGATTGCGGGAACTTGGGTACCAGCCCAGATACCTTGCCGGACCAGTTCAGCGCCGTTTGAGGTGCCTGCATCCAATCCTGCCATAGCTGCTGCTGCGGTAGGTGAAAAACCAGCTGCTACCAAGCCGTCGACAGCGTTTGTAGTGTCTTCAAGAATCACTTGCTG